GTTTAAATTGTTCTGGTTTTAACTGTAAAGACTCTGTCTTTGGAGCAGTATCAGCCAGTTTTAATTTAACACCTTGTTCTTTAGCAATAGATTCCACTTCTTCATCAGAAGGTTGCGTATCACCTTCTAATGTGAGGGTCTTTCCATTGTCTAATTCAAATTTGTATTTCGGCATTGCTAATCCTCAACAGAGACCTTATACTTGCTGCTTGGAGTTTTTGCAGGAGTAGTAGAAGTCTTAGCTTTAGGTTTAGGTGTCGGAGTAGGAGTAGGTTCTTCAGTTCCACCAGAACCAAAAATATAATCCTGTAATTCTTTTTGTTGTTTAGGATTAGGACCATATGGGCCAGTAAAGAATGAACTTCCCGGCTGTTGAATAGTAAAATTACCATTAGGGTCAAATTGAATGAATGGAGCTAAATCGGGTCTAGTATTAGCTAATTCACGAGCAGCATTATTTTGGCGAACTTTAGTTTGTGTAGGTAATTCAGCTTTGTTTGGCTTCGCGGCATTAATATCCTGTTGCCCTTGGATTCGCGCAGCAATACCAGCTAAATTACCTTCATTTCTTTGACCTTGAATATCTCTCTGAATATTACCACGAGCTTCAATTTCTCCCATTCGTTGTTCGCCAGTAATTTTCTGTTTCTCTTCATCAGTATAAGTTCCAGTATCGATACCAGTATCAACAGTTTTACCAGTAATTGGGTCAATAGCTTGAAAATTACCGCCTTTAGGAGCAACAATTTTCATTCCCGGATTTTTAGCTTTAAAATCATAAATATTAGCTCTTTGTTGACTAATACCAACTTTAGCTTGGTCAATAGCATTCTTATTTTCAGCAATATCACCCTTTTGCATGAGTGCTTGCTTTTGTAATTCCATTTTAGCTTCATCCATTGGTGTATATCCACGAAAAACATCAATAGGATTAGCATTTGATGCAGCCGATGGTGCAACTTGATAGTTTAATCCAGGCTGAACTATACCGGGATTATTAATTGCAGCTTGCATAGCATCGCCTATCTGTCCTACTCTATTTCCACCACTCATAGCAGCAGGATATGAACCGGGATGCCTCATAGCATCTTCAGCTTGAAATTTATCTCTAGCAGTATCTTCAATTTGACGATTAATTAAATTACGTTTAAAACTATTAATGTCGTCTAATCGACCAAATAGTCCATTTAATACTGAGGGGTCAGCTTGCCCCGCGCTTAAATCTGGCATTCCAAATGGTTGTGGACCATTAAAAATACCAGCCATACGTAAATTTTGAAGAAAGTCAGCCATTTCTTAATTCTCCACTAACCAAGTCTAATACCTGGCATGAACGAACTAATTGCTTGGTTCGTATTACGTTGACCTTCTTGATTAATTTGATTTTGTAATGAAGCAGCTTGTAATGCTTGATTTCCAAATAATGAGGACATTGCAGGAGTAGTTCCATATAATGAAGTCATGCCATGTAAAGCATCGGAGGCATATTGAAATGGAATCTGCATTCCAAATTGCTTTGCTTGATTAACTCTATCGGCATTTTGACTACCCATCTCATTAGCCAAATTAGATTGGCCTGCTGTAGTTCCTGCATATTGTGGAGTAATATTAAGTTTATTCTGAGCGACATTTTGAGCAATTCCAGCATTAACATTAGTAACTTGATTTGCAATTTGGTCGGATAATTCACGAGCCATCTTTGCAGTCACAGCATTATAGTTAGGTGAGAATCCACCTTGTAATGCCCTATTTCTATCTACGTTACGCTGCGCACTTGCATATACACTTCGGATAGGCGATATGCCACGTTCACGTAAATTCTGGATATCTTGGTCAGAATATCCGCCAGTTTCTGAAAGACCTTTTAATTTAGAAATAGCATCTGTTAAGTCCGGTGACTGTTGATATGTTGCAGTCGCTGGATTATAACCAGAAGTAAAGGAATTTGCCTTATTTAGCAAATCCTGATAGTTTTTCATAATATTGCCATAGTCACCTGCTTGCTGTTCTACGGCTTTATTATATAAGTTATAAGAACCTGTTAATGGGTCCGAACCTCCGCCACCCACAGGAGCGCCAAAAGTTCCACCAGTAGGAGTTCTACCCATAGCAGCATTCTGAACAAAAATATTACTGCTAGGATAGCTTCCAGTTTGTGGCATATAGTTAGAATATGCATTACTAAGAATACCAGTATTACCACCGTTGATACCAGTATTGTTAGTGGGAGTGAAGGGGTTGGTCATTACAGCCATCTAGCTATCCTTTGCTCCTAATCTAAGGTTTTCCGCAATTCTATGTGCCCAACCACGACCAAAGTCAGGCCAACCTTTCAATCGGGTCATGTAATCCAACCGTTCACCATTTAATTTTAGTATAATTATTGGTTCAGTATAATCATTTAATGCTTGTTTACTTATAGGTCCAAAATATCCATCATCAGCTACTTGTAAAGCTCGTTGTAAATATCGAATAGCTGTTTGAATACTAGAATTGACAGCAAAATCAAAAAGCTGATAAGCAATACTATCAGGAATACCATCACCCTCAAGAACATCCCAAAAGTCTCGCTTATAAATCAATTTAGCATCATCGCGTGTTAATTCCTTGATTATTAAATTGGGATAACTTCTCTTAGAAATACCCCATTTAGTTTCTCCACCGGGGTCTTTAGGGTCATTGGTATATCCACCTTCAAAACCAATGACCCTATCAAACACAGTATCAAAAGTCATTATCCTGCTACGCCGATTTCTCCTTCGCCCTCGATTGATAAAGATGTATTTGCACTTGCGCCACCAACTAAAAAGTCAGCGGCATCAAGTCGCAGTAATCCAAACCAATCAATATAACTATTAGCTGCTACGCTAGTTCCTTGTGCAATTACTTCTGTGCCCGCTACGTTACCACCTGTAGCACCAAGCCAGAACGAACAAGTAACGGCTCCTGCCGTTTTATTTACAATTCTAATATGTTTCAATACAATATAGTTACTGCTAGAACCACCGTTTACACCGCCCGTTGCTGTCGGGGGATTCAAAATATTGGTCGTTAGCGTATTTGTTAACGCTATTGGACCAAATCTGAATACCTTATTTGCTGCCATTCATTATCTCCTTTTCCTGAGTTGAACTATGGAACCTTAACGATGCTGTATTCTAAATAATAATTAAATCCTGCGGCTGTAGTTCCTCCAGTAACGTTAGCATTATTAAAAACTTCTATACCAGTAGCTTTTATACCGGTAGTAGCTGCTGATAATGTTGCTGGAATAGTTAATCGAATTCTTTCTCCTAATGTATTGGTAGCAGTAGTTATTGTAGCTTGCCCACTGGCAGCTCCTCCAATATATCTACAGTTAAAAGTAGTAGTAGCCGAAAATGCAACAGTTACGTTAAATATTAATATTTGTCTAAGAACTACGATTATTTCATCAGAGGCCGGAGCACTTAAAATTGTTTTTGGAGAAGTATTTAATGAACGAAATTCAGCATCAGTAATATTAATAAGTTGTGAAAATATAGGTCCAGTTACACCACTGGAAGAAACAGCTTGAAAACTAGGAAGTATATCTTCAGGATAAATGATATCTTCCTGAACCATCATAGGTCCAGTAGGTCCAGCACTACCTGTAGGACCGGTATTACCTTGTGGGCCTTGTGGACCTATAATAAAATCTGCATCATCACCATCAAAACCAAATCCTGCTGGTCCCGTAGCTCCTGTTGGACCTTGAATACCAGCCGGACCCTCTAAAGGAAATACTAAACCAGTATCATCTTTATATGCAGGACCGTCCTGCTCAATACTAAAAAATACAGTTACTTTACCTGTTGCTGGTGTAGGAATATCATCATCATGAGCACGAAGAAAAGTAATACCACTACCAGCCATTATAACTCCTATTGAATACCAAAGAAAATACTACCGGCCATTGCATTATTATTAGCACCGTTAGCCCAATTTGCACCTACGGCACGTTGAATAGTAAATTTAATAGGTGTAACACTAGAAGCAAATGCTCTACCTACTTCTACTGCTCCACCATTATTTGCCACGATGAAAGCATTTTGAGAGCCACCGCCACTAAATGAAAATCCGCCACCTAGAGTTATTATTACATCTGTATTGGGAGTTCCGCCAGTAGAAAAAGTATCAATTTGAACTGTCCAGTAATAAGAACGTCCACGAACAAAATATTTATTGACAGTTACATCACCAGCATCGACTGTAACAGTCATTAAACCGTTAGCAGTATAATCGCCTGCTGAGAAAGTAGGAGTTATCCAATCTCCTTGTTCATGTAATACTAATCTCCATCTTGTAGTAGTTGCATCATATTGATAAAGAGCATATCCTACGCCCGCCGCTAAAGGAGTAGCAGCAGAAGTAACAAAGTTAATTAATCTATTAGAAGCAGAACTATTAGTATTTTGATGTGATAATGATACCTGTCCTGCGCCAATCGAGGCTATAAGAACTCTTTGTCCATCAATTCCTGCTTTCAATCCACGAATTGTGGAAAGAGAAGCATTATTCATTCTAATTAATGTAGCATTATTGAAATTTAAATCATCGATATTTCCAGTAGTTGTAACAGTGAATGAAGAATCTAATGGGTCTGCGCCATTAATATGACTAAATGCATGTGGAACAGGGGTCGGAATAATATCTTCAATGAAGAAATCATCATTAAATCCCGGTGGACCTTGTAAACCTTGTATACCTTGCGCACCAGTAGCACCAGTATTACCCTGTGGACCCTGTGGACCGGGTATTGGAAAAGCATCTTCTCCATCATCACCCGGTATACCAAATCCTATTTCACCTTGTGGGCCAGTTGCACCTGTTGCGCCATTATTACCGGCAGGCCCTTGTGGACCCGGAACTACTAATCCATCATCTCCACTTCCGCCACCATCTTCTGGAACCCATCCAAAATATGTAGGATTACCCGGAGCTTCTATTCCATCTACTTCAATTAAAAATCCTTCTACATCTATCATTCCTTCCATATCAATAGTCATTGCAAATAGTGCCTGTTTATTAACAGGAACAGTAAATATTTCTGAAGATGGAATGAAATAAGGAACCATTCCATTAGCACCATCAATACCAGCAGGTCCGGGCGGTCCTATATCACCATCACCCCCATTATCATCCCCAAAATTTAATTGTTGGATGATTTGGTTAATGGTAGTTGTAGAACTTCCCCCACCGCCACCGCTAGTAGTAGAACTAGATTTTAATTGGACTAAGACTTGGATTAAATTGAAGAGAAGTTGAAATAACTGATTATCTTTATTTTGTAGTCCAGTATTATTCAATATTTGGAATAAACGAGCAGGGTCTATTCCTGTAAAACTCATCCCGGATATCCTGATGCAATAGGACGAATGAATATGACAATTTTTGAAATATTAAATGTTTCATTAATTAGGGTTGTAGTTCCTTCTAAACATCCACGTTGGTCAATAAAATTAGTTAAGGTAGTGGGTTCAATATTAGTAGTAGCCGCCATCACAGTGTTTGCAAGCGCAAGAGTATTTACATCATCTAAGCTTTTCATTGTAAGCTGTAGATTACCCGAGCCAGTAACGCGAAGCCTAATCGCGTTAAAATGTAAAATCTCTCCGTTAAAACCCTGTTTAGCCACCAATATATCCTGTTTTCCATCTCGGATTAGGGATTTTTACATCTTGTGTGGTTGGGCCATCACCACTATTAACATAAATAGTATCATTAGTCTTACCCGGAACTATTTCATAAATACCAGAACCATTCTCAACTAAAACTTCTAGACTCCCAAGTAAAACACTACCAGAAAATGACGTTCCCTGCATGAATAATTGCGCAGTTCCAGTAAATCCAAGAAACGGTAATATAAAAGTAAGTGAAGTAGGAGTTTGAGTAACAAATGAAGTTACATCAATAGTAACAGTAGTTCCATCATTGTATTGAATTTGAACTTTGTTAATAGTATCTAATCCAGAAGTAGCACTAACTGAAATAGTATCACCATTTGTTGCAGGACCGATTGTATCTAATGAAAATCCATCAGCTACAATATCATATAATCCTATTACAAATGCATTAAAGGCTTTAACAAAGAATGGCGTATCACCAGTCACACTAGGAACAAAATCTAGTCCAAAACCATCTTGAATTACTTGAAAAATAGTTGGGCCTAATGTTGGATTACTATAATCCCAATCATCTGAAACGGTAGCAAATATTGATGTGTAGGGAGATAAATTTGCTTTAATATCTTTAGTATCTAGTTGGCCTCGCTCTAAATTAGCTGTAGTAGGAGCGAAAGTAGCCTGTAAAGAAACAGTTATTTGTAATTGAGCAGAAGAGATTTTAAATCCGGGAACTAAATTATCAAAACTAATTGCTGGATTTCCATCTAAAGAAATATTGTTAGTGCTTAATCCATATCCAAATCTAATATGAACTTCTGAACCAACAGTATCAGGAGTGCCACAAGTTCTTCCACCTAGTAATTTATTTAATAAAGAATTAGCAGAATTAATTCCTGCAAGTATTTCAGAATCACTCCCACCACCTGTGGGAACATTAAGAGGACAGGAATGATTTAATTCACCATACCATCCACCTACATTAGTGAATACTTGGTCTGCCTGTAATACATATACTCCCATTAGTCTATCTCAGCTCCCAACACGATAGTATTAATATCAACCACTGCAATAGTATTTACTGTAATGTCATAGGACCACGGCCACCATCTAATCTTTTTAGGGTCCATTCCATTGGCATAGTTACCCACAAGTAATGTATTATCTGGAAGAACAATATAAATCTCCTTTTGAACTGGAGCATTTACTAATTGAATCTTCCTAAATTCAGTTCTATCTTGGTTACGCCAAAATTGTTCAACTTTCCAAGATAATTCAGGATTGATATATTTACCATTAAATAATGTAACTCCTTGATATGTTGTGCAAATCAAAAAGTCAACAGAAGATTCACCAGAATCTAAAACAGTAGCAATACCATGAACGGGAACTCCTAATGCTTTATCTACTACGACTAAAGGCCAAGTAGAGGGTTCATCACCGTTATCAGTAAATGAAACTGTCTTAGAACGTTTAAACACGTAAAGAATATCGCGTAACTCAGCACCGTTGGTAATTGGATTACCATCAGGAGGAACAACGATAATTCCATCAATCTGTGAAATAGCTTCAGGCTCACCAATTTGAGATACTAATCCAATTGAAATATCAGTATAAGTTGCATATAAACAAAGTCTATCATGATATAGATTTAGTGCTGCGCCCGCTGGAATTTCTGAATAATTATCTAATAAATGCGAAGCATCATCCAATAAATCAGCATCAAAGAATGAAATATTATTTAAGAAAGTATCAGTATTGTTATTAATTGTCGCATTGGGAACAAAAAATAATTGAAATCCAGTTGGGTCTCCATTGTAATTAGTAATTACTTTACTTGCTACTAAATGACGCTTAGTAACATTCGGGTCGCCAGATGTAGGAATATTTCCAAAACTTACTGAATTTGCAGGTGATGTAGTAAATGTAACAAATGCTGATGGAGGCGTTAAATATCCAGAAATTGTTTCAGATACGAATCCGAATACATGAAAGCCTGCATCAGTATGTCCTGCTGCCCCGTTAGCTACAGTAGGTGTTCCGGCTAATTGTGAACCAGCAGCTTTTCGCGCCGCAGTTCCATCACCCGCATAAACATAGAGAAATTCATTTTGGAGCCCTTTCTCTACGTTCATTCCACCAATTACATATGTAGTAAAGGGTGAAATATAACCCCGTCCCGCATATGGTAAAAATGCGAAGTCTGTCATTCCGGCAATAGTTAATAAGGGTCCAAATGTAGTTGTAGCATCTACAACATGGTGAATTGAACCCATTCCAGTCAAACTATCATAAGTTAATACAATTTTTGTATTACCAGTATTAGTAGGATAGTTATAAATTCTTTTAACGTTGGATAATGGAACTAGCACGTTCTGACTAATTCCAATACCATCTCTAGTTCCAAAGGATGCTTCTCCGATTGCTTTACAATTGTCGCAATCTTGAAAATGGTCCAAAGGTGTATTATCACGGTCTCCACGTTGATAAAGACCGTTAAATGTATCGAGTGTTACTGGAACGTGGTCGCGATATTGAGACATTATCTACCGATTGGAATATCAGGAACTCCTAACAATCGAATCACATAAAGGACCAACACAATTACAACTATTACAACTATTGCCGTTTTAAACATTTGCGGCATTGGAATATAAGTAATTAACAAATAAACGATAAAACCAACGAGAGCGAGAACGAGAACTAAACTAATCAGTCCCATTATCTCATCTCCTTGTTAAATATGCGTGTAAGATGCGCATCCCCTTGTATTTACTACGCAGGCTGTCCGAATGCTAATGCAGCCTGATTATTAACATAATTCATCCACGTATCACTTGCAGCACCAGTAAATCCAGTAGCAGGAGCAATTTCTGCTTCTGTATTAGAAAATTGATTTAAGAGAATTTGATTATTGCCACCCTGAACGGCAATAAATGTATCATTGATAACAACATGACCACCAGCACCAGCAGTCATAAAACGATTCTTCAGAATGCTTGCATACGAAAGAGACATTCTGATATCATTTGTATTCTGTTGGAACTGACACATTTCAATGAGCCATGCCAATGGAATAGCCGCCGCCGTATTGAGCGAAAGTAATGCAGTTCCGCCTAATCCTTCGAATCTGCATCCTTGAACTACAACACTACGGCATCCACCATTATCTTCGATGCCAATTTGAGTAGTGCCACCATTACCCGCAAAATAGCAATTTTGAAAACTTGCGTGGCCTGCATCAATTGTATCAACTGTTGCAGAACGCGTAAGTCTCACGGCAGCAGAACCGTTAGCAGGAGTGAATTCAATATTCTCGAATGTCCATCCCTGAGAACGGACTTCAATTAACGGAGTAGATGCAACAGGTGTAGTAGGTGCTAACCAACATGCACCACCACCTGTAGGAACTCCACCAGATGTAGCTTGACGTGGTTGGTTTGCTGCGCCAATAATGCTCACATCGTAAACATCATCAGGCGCAACAGCTTGTTCCCTCAAAACGCCACCTAAGATGATGACATCACGAGAACGAAGATTTGGTTTTAAATTTGCAAAAGTAGCGAATGAACCCCGAGGTCCATTACCTTGTGGAAAGAGAAACCAAGGTCGGCTAATCTTTCCAAGGTGATTACTAGAGATATTGATATCTCTATTATCCTGACGAAGTTCACGCCAAAAACCAACTGTTGACATATAAGCCCTCCAGTCATTACGACCAGCGCATATTGCGCCAGAGGTCACTTACATTACATATAAGTGCGTCGCTTGTATGAACTCCTAAACGGGCGATGACGAATATTAATTGCTTGACGACCTTTAGTTCCAATTCCTACTACACGATCCATCGCTAAACCAGCGTCATTATTTAATGATTCAGCACGAGTTTTATTTTCACCAATAAATTCTGCGCACAATCCAGCAGTCCGATATTCGAGAAAAGTCCTTGAATTAATAATTGAAATAGTTTCCATTCCTGTCACATCAGTGAATTGTGCAAACAGAAATCGAATGTAATCCATTTTAATATCATTATCTTGATTCGCGGCAATGACACGAATTTCTTGACTTTGCCAAACATAATAAATGAATTGATTTAGTTCTACGCCATCCATATAACGTGGAAGAAAATCAACCCTACTCATTGGAGTATAGGGGTCAATTCCTTCTGCGCGTTCCCATAATAATTTAGGTTCAACTAAGTTATTTGGTAAATAGGGGGTGTTAGGAACAGGAACTGCTGGTGCAAATCCAATTGAAGTTGTGCCAGCAGGGACATTAATAAGTGCGGAAAAAGTATCAGTTACGGGAACATTATTTAGTTCAAAATATTCCTGTAATTCTTGTAAAGCAGTATTCAAATAGGGGAGTTGGACGGTGTAGGTATAGACAGTCTTAGCTGCGTTATTATTTAATACAGCCGACCTGTCCATTATATCACCGGATGTAACATCAGGATACGCCATCTCAACTCCCTATCTGAGTATTACTTCGTCGCAAATTGAATCCCTAATTCCTCTGCTTGTTTTAAATTGACAATTGCATGACAATTCGGGCAAACAGGGAATCCGGGTTTAACAAGATGACCGCAAGCTTTACAGCTAACGTTATCTTGCATGGTAAAGTCTTTCATCCAGTCTTTTTGTGTTAAATTTAATTCTTTTGCGGCTAGTCGCATGTCATTGCTAATAACCAATGGGTTCCCGTTAGTTCTGGCCCATAAACTATCAGCCATCCTGACTAATGAATTGTAATAGCGTGTCTGTTGGGTTCTAGCTTTCTCTAACCGACCAGAATGTTCTCTCCTAAGAGATTTTTCATCATGTTCACCGGGAACCCAAAAGATTCCGGGCATAGAAGATGTCATATTACATCCAATTAATCCATTGCAGTAATCCTTAACAACTGCATCGGCTACTTGAATGCTTGAATTAGGAATTTCTAATAATGGTTGCTCCTCATCAACTTCTTTCCACCATGAAGAAGGACCAACTACTAAGAATGATGGACGTTCATAAGTTCCCGGCATAATATGAAAAACACCGGGTTGAATAGTTGGTTTCCGTTCCAAGATTTCTC